CCTGCGCACCCTTGTTGGAGATCAGGGGACCATGGCTGGAAACATCCTGACCAAAATTGAAGGCATCGGTACCAAGCAGCTTGGTGACTCGTTTGCAAAACGTACAATGGAGTTTATGAACAAGTACCGTTCTATTGCCTTGGAGTCAAAACGCCTTGGCGATCCTGACGCCACGACTGTTGCCAAGTTGAAAGCAAACTTGAGCAAAAGTGAGCTAGAGTTTGCTGACAAAATTATGAAACAGCTTACTGATTTTAACAGGACACCTCTTGGCGTAACCAGCGCAGCTGCAAGTACAATGCGTGGGTTTAAGGAGCTTGCAGAGGACAAACTTCTTCAACAGTACAGCCGCAGCATGGGAGCCTTTGAAGGTGACGATTTCTACGGACAGTTTAAGAACATGGGCGGAGAGCTTACTCCTCGACGTTTAGCTAATTTTCTTACACGTGTTTCAGACGAGTCTGGACTAAGTGTTGACGAAGTGGTTAATGCTTTCGGTCCAGACAGTCCTCTTCATCGACGCATCACGTCTAGGATAAATATCAAAGATGACGGTACAATTGTTCCTGTTAAGCCCAAACTTAACAAGAAAAAGGAACCGACTAACTATACCGGAAGCAGCATAACGGTTCAAGACCTTATGGATGCTGATAAACAAATTCGCAAGCAGAGCTATGCAAAAAGAGCAAACCTTGCAGCTGTACGTAAAAATCTAGAATTGTCTGCCGCAACTCAAAAAGAAATTTCCAAACTTCCAGAGGTTCCTTCGTCTTTTCAAAACCGATTGAAAGCGGTAAATAAGAAGTATTCCGAGTTTGTCGATATCTACCGTGGAAAGAACGGCTTGTTTGAACAAGTGGCCAAGCGAAACACAGATGACTCACAGCAGTTTCTCACGCAGTTTGTAAATGGCAAAGAGGGTGCAGAGTTTGCTACGCTTCTGGACAAGCTAGATCGTGCGTTTGGTCCGGGCGCAGTAGGTGGCAGCATTGGCCTAGAGACAAAGGAACAAATCCTAGGTGCACTCGGCGTCAACTTTATCAGAGAGAACAGAACGGGCATCTTGAAAGCTGCCGAAA